TCCTTTATCTAGTCTAAATGTTCCTGCGGTATTAGTTGCTGTTGGAGTATAAGTATTAAAATCTTCTTGATTAGAAAATCTAATAAACATTGGATCTTGAGTTGTTGAATCACCAATTGTTGTTTCTGTACCAAAATGAAATACATGTCTATCTCTATCAGATACTTGAGTTAATCTTGTTTTAGTAGGAGCACCCGACATAACAACTGCTCTGTTTGCTCTAGGAGTTGCTGCCCCTGCATTCCATGTAAATGTTTTACCATTATGAATAGTTGCAACAAGTATTTGACCAAAGTTATCTAGACTCCAGAGCCCTGGATCCAGAACCACGTTACTGGTTGTACTTGCAGTACCCCATGTACTTGAGCCCCAGGTATCTGTACCCCAACCTAAACCTGCAGTTTGAAACGTTGGACCAACTATTTCATATGGATCAATTTGAGCTGAACCTGTGCCAGATGTAGTTGCAGCCGAGTTAGACGGCATAATAATTTCAAAACTATTGGATCCTAAATTAGATTGTTGTACTTCAAATGTATTATCTGTAAAATCAGTTGTTGCATAACCTGAACCTGTTGGAACAGTAACAGATGAAAATGTTATATATCTTCCAGCTAATAATCCATGAGAAGTTTTGTTAACAGTAACTGTAGCAGAACCGGATGTTGCATCAAAGGTAGCTCCAGTTATAACATCATCATCTATGGGAGAAATGTCAAAAAATTCTCCATTGTAATATAAAAATAAACCTTGAGAAGTCCCTATCGCTACATATTTTTCACCATTTATAGCAACAAAAGAATGTTGAGCACGTGCTACACCAGGCAATGTATTATTAGAGTTAGTAAGTTGAGACCAACCACCTATTTTTTCAGGTAGTCCATATCTAAATCTAACAAAATCGCCATCAACCCATTGAGACTCGGCTCCTGAATCTGTGACCATTTTGTTAAAACCAGGTTTGAAATTTAATTTTTGTAGCATATAGTGCTTTATATATTAGTTTTACAAAGAATAAAAGGTACAATGTTTTAAAAGTAGCTAAAGTTTGAATTAAACGCTATAACTGTCTTTCTTTTATTATTTATTACAGGAGCACAATGTAAGAGATGAGCTGGAAAAGTGATAATATCTCCTTCTTTAGCTGTATATTTAAATACTTTATTTCTTACTTTGATTTTAGTTACATCTTTAGAAGAAGGTAATTCTAAAAAATATACATTTGCCCAATTAGTGCTTTCATGATTATGAAACTTATGATAGGTGCCATTATTATATTGTTGAAACCAACCATTATCAATGTGCCACTGATCTGCTTTGAAATATTTTTTTTGTTCATCCATAATTGGATCAATAATATTTTCGTAAAAATAACGTAAATATTTTCGTGGATGTTCTTTAGAAATTAACCAGTCTGATTTACTGTTTTGTTGAGATTGACTTTGAGGCATTTCATTAATTAAATCTAATAATTTTTTCTTATGCTTTTTATGATTTTTAACTTTGCATATTAAAAAATCACACGTTATATTCATTACCTCCATTTTGGACCTCCAATAAATATAGCCAAAGTTTTTCTTACACCTTTTGTTATAGGAGTAACTTCGTGATTTACAAATCCGTGAAACAACACCATAGATCCTGGTTCTTTAAACTTGTCCAAAATAATCTCTCCTTGATAAAATATTTTTAAATCTCCACCTTCATATTTTTTTTCTGATACATTTATTAATAATGTGCCTTTTATGTCAAAACCTGCTGTTTTTGGTTCTTGATCTAAATGCCATTTATAATGATTTTTTTGTTTTGCAGTATAACTAGTAAAATTTATAAACTTATCGTCAGGATATGGGTAAGTTAGAAAACCAAGTTCATGGGTAAGAACATAATCAGCAAACCCATATACTTTTTTAAGATAAGGTTTTACTAAGTTCCATCTAATTAATTTAGTACTCTCATCTTGTTTTAAGCTATCACCATTTACTGTAGCAGCTAACTTTTTATTTTCTACCTCATTAAAATTATTAATTATAAAATTATTTATTTCTTTTATTTGTTTTTTATTAAATTGTGGTGGCCAATAAAAGTAAGGTGAGATCATTATATGTAGCAATCTAGATCAAATGATAAAATATTTCTATCTTTATTTATAATATTAGGTTTAACAAAATGTAATAAATGAGCAGGAAATATAATTAAAGTTCCCTCTTTACAATCGATATTTTTTAATTTGGTTTGACCAGTAATTTCATTTGGAAATGGTGATATAAATGTTGTTGTCTCATGTTTTTTGTCTAGGTCAATATACAAAATTCCAGAATACATTACCCTACCGTGATGGTGAGCTATTTGATAGTCATTTTTTTTATATTTTATAATCCAAGAATCTAAAATTTTTAATTTTTTAAAACGACATTCATTACCAAATGTATTAAACTCTTCTTCAAATATTTTTAAAACAATATCAGTTAAATGTTTATTATTTTCACCAAATCTTGTAGTTTCAAAAGCAGTTAAGTCTCTTCTAAAATATTGTAAATTTTTTGTTAATTTTTTAAATTTGGCTTTTTTGCTTTTCCAATTTTTGACAGTTGTAATAAAAGCATCTATAGAAAATAGAGTGTGAATCATTTTTGCACCTCTAATGTAAATATACAAACCATCCTTAATTGTCCCTCTTTTCCTGGAAACCCAGCTGCGTGATAATTTTCTCCTGGAAAAACAATGTACTTGCCTTCATCTGCTTTCATTTCTTTAATAATTGTTTTGGCTTTCTTATCATTATATTTTTCTTTAAACAAGTAAGTCGATCCTTTTGTAAATTTGTTAAGATATATAATTATATTTTTGTGAGGAAAATCATGATCAAAATGTGGAGTAGAGTATTTACCTTTAAATTTCCAAGTAAGATTAAACTGAGCTCTAAGTATCCTCTTTATTTTAATTTTATGTTTTTTACATATACCTTCAATTATATGTAACATCGGTTCATACAAATCAGAATTTATCTTAAAACCAGTATTGTTTGCATAGTCATATCTAGGTAAAAGTACATGGCTCATGCAAGGGTAGTTATCGCTTACAGGTCTTGGTAATACATACCAAGGAAACATATTATTAGTAACCACCATCTTATGTAGATACTCTATGTCTTCTTTTTTAATATAACCTTCTTTTATTAAAACCATTTTTTATAAATATCTTTAGGATATTTTAATTGACCTGCTCCATCGTAAGCTTGATCTATATTAGACCCTTGTGCATCTACATAATGCATAAATATCTGACAACAAGTTTCACCTTTATAAGCTTCTCTCCAATGTTCATATTTACCACCTTCATAAAATACTGCTTCTCCTGGTTTACAATTATGAGCTTTACCTTCGATGAATATTGGCCAATTTACATCCTGCCAAACATTTAAAGTTAGAGATATTTCACAAGCGTGTCTGTCTTTGTGTTTAAATAAAGATTGTCCTTTTATATACAAACGTGAGTAACTGTATGTAGGTAATAATTTTTTCTTAAAAACTTTTTCAACTATATTTTTTTTACTACATAAAAAATAATCCATTACAGGATCTCCATAAATACATAAAGCATTTTTAATCATTGAATCAAGTTTAGTTCTTGTTTCTCTTTGTTTAAAAAAACAAAACTCTAAATACTCTTTAACCCCTTCAAGTTCAAGTTTATTTAAAAATTTTTTATGATGATGTATCATTTCCAAGGTGCTCCTATTGCCCAATTAACTAGAGAGTATCTTATGCCTTTAGTTATCGGAGATACTTTATGCCATATGTAGCTAGGAAATATTAACACGCTTCCTTGTTGTTTAAATTCTGGTATTTTATACGGAACAATATCTTTACCGAAAGAAAAATAAAAGTCTCCTCCTTCATACTGTTTTGGGTCTGTTAAACTAATACAACATGATAATTTTCTAACCTTACCTCTTAAATCAGGATGTGCTTGATCCCCATAAGGCTCTAATAAATTATCTACATGCCAATCGTAATGTTGATTTTTTTTATACATAGTAAATTGCATTGCTTCATTCCACATAATATCTACGTTCCAATTAGCTGCTTTATTTGCTTTGTGAATATATGGACAAACTATGTCATATAATTCTGATTTGTTTGAAAATATAATATTCGAATCTCTATAGCCTTTATCTAAATTACTATCTTTACCAATAACACCTTTTTCAATTTTTCCTTTTTTAAATATTTTTAATATCTTGTTTATAGCTTTTTTATTCAAGCCTTCATTACCTTTAAACAACCAATAACTATATTTACTTAACATTAAAAATAATTGAAATTTATTACCATTCTATTATTACAATCTGTAGAGTTAGTTCCATGATGATCTTGATGTGCATCAAATAAGACCATTCTGTTACCTTTACTTTCTACCTTACGATTTCCTATTTTAGTATAACCATTGTTATCGTTTAAATAATATAAAGCTACTTTGCACTTAAAAGGTTGGTCTATATGTTTACCAAACTTTACTAACTTGTGACTAATTGGATTTAAGTTAGCTTTTATATGTATCAAAGATAAAGAGTTTAATTTTTTTAAAATCGGATTTAAATAACTAAAAAATTTAGAATTAACATAATTATCTTTGTAGAAGATATGGACAAGTTGAGATTTAAACAAACCTTTATCTCCTGTAACTTTTTCTGCATTATAAAACCAAGGAAATTCATCTGATTCCATTATTGATTTTAGAGTTTTATAATCATCTTTCTCTAAATAGTTATCATTAATTTTTATCATTAAATATTAAAACCGTATAAAATTTTTTCAGAATTAGATAAGTTAGGTGTAACTAAAGTTTCAATCCATGCAGGCCATATATAAACACAACCTACGTCTAATTTTAAAGTAAATTCTTTGGAATTGTATTCGTTAAAATTTTTGTAATCGACAGCATAATTATTCATCTCTGCTTGATTATTAAAAATAATATCTCCTGAATTTGAAGAACCTTTTACTAGATAAACACCTGTAAAAGTATAAGGAGGTCTTTTTCTAGGTTTATTAAAATTATTTTTATTGTTAATTAAAAACCAACTATTGTGTACACACAAATCTCCTCTTACATCAAAATCTTTAAAAATAGTTTCTTTCATAAAACTATTAATTTGTAAATTTAGTTGTTCTACACAACTAGGAAATGGTTCAAAATAAAAATGACTATGCCAACCACCGTAGTTAGATTGATTAGGAACGATTACAGTTTCTCTATCAATTTTGTTAATATATTTAATAATTTTTTTATTATCTATTTCTAATTTTTTTCCATATAAATTAGTTTTAAATAAAGTTATTTGTTCATGTTTTTTAGTCGACATAAGACCACCATCCTGTAATTATATATTTTATTTCTTTATCTGATATCACTCCCTTATGAGTATGGGTCCATTGAGCAGGCCATATCAATGTCTTACCAGTAACACACTCAAAAGTTTTATTTTGATAATAAAACATAGTACCTGCTTTTTTGCAAGTATTTAAATATGTCATAAAAGTTAAATGTCTTTTAATACTATCAGGTCTTGTTCCAGTATTTTCATAATGCCATATTTTAAAACCACCACCTGGTTTATATTTTTGTATGTTAACACCACTTATAATATATCTTTCTTGATCATGGTTAGAGTATTTGTATTGTTTTTTGTATTTTTCTAAACAAAAAGTTAAATCTTCAAAATAAGGTTTTAACAATGTATCAAGAGTATCTGCTCCGCCTAAATAAATATCGGTTGATTCTTTTATATTATTTTCTAGTCTTTGATTTCCAACAAAACCTCTTTGTTGTCTTTTTTTATTTTTGTTGAACCATTTAATTACATCCTCACAAACTTCTTTATCCATTTTGTATTTTCCAATAAAATCAGGCATGTTATTGAATCCAAAAAGGAAAACTTAATGATAACCTTTTTTCATTAGGTATACATTCATGCTTCCATTTGTAGGGGATATATATCATATCTCCAGGTTCTATTACAGTGTTACAAAAATTTTCTATAATCCAATTTGATCGACCCTTTTGTTGTATTATAAGATTATGTGCATAATCAAAATGTTTGGGAAAAGAACAAGATTCTTTTGTATAAGATGCATAAATATGTGCGTCCCAATTAACATATTTAAATAATTTATTTTTATCTACAAATTCTTTAACAAAACTAAAATCAAAAAACTTTAAGCAATTACTTATTATAATAGATTTATTTTTATAAGAATATTTGCCAAATCTTTTTTGTTTTGTTGGCAATATAACTTCAAAGTCTTGATCATCACATTTCTTAATAACTTGATTTAATTCCTTCCAAGTTAATAAGTTTTTTCTAATGAATTTTCTTTCTATAAAAGGTTTCACAATGATATTAATATATCATTGTAAGATTAAATTACAAGTTTTAGACTGCGTCCCAAGCTAAAGTTGTTGAATTCCAATGATAATCCACAGCTTGTGTTGCAGGATTATATCCATCCCATCTTTGTTCAGATTCATTCCACTGCATAATCAAATAAGTATCATTTTCTAAAATATATGAAGTGGGTCTAGCTACAGGTGGTTGCCATATGTAATTTGAATCTAAAGTCCAAGATGCATGTGTTTGTGGTCTATGAAAAGCTTGGTTTGTTGAATCCCAAATACTTCCTATTCCTGCATAATTATATCTAGTTGCTGCGTTTGAAGCATCTGGAAAAGTTTCTACAACATTTAAAGATTGATTATTTTTTACATTTCTAGCTTGAGCAATACCTTCTGCTTCATCAGCTACGTCTAATAAAATTACATCTGTAACAATGTTATTGTCATCTAATATTGCAAAGTATTTATCAGCCATTATTGAAATTTCCTTTTAATAACTAAGAAACCACTTCCACCACTTCCAGCATCTGATTGTCCAGGGCCTCCGCCACCGCCTCCGCCACCTTGACCGTTTGATCCAGGTTGACCAGTTCCAGCAGGGCCATCTCCTCCACCACCTGATCCTCCAGACGATGTTCCACCCCAAGATCCACCAGCTCCACCGCCCGATCTTGTTGTACTTGTAATTCCTTCAGTTCTTCCGTTTCCGCCGTTTCCACCTTCGCTTCCAGGTCTTGATGGTCCGGGTTGACCGCCATTCGTTGCTCCTCCACCGCCTGAGCCGTGGTGAGAATATTGTCCGTTTCCTCCGCTAGATCCATATCCATAAGTTCCTGAGTTTCCAGGTTGAGAACCTTGTTGTCCGTTTCCTCCATTGTAAGGAACTCCACCTCCAGATCCACCTCCAGATCCACCATCTAATCCAGGACCTTGATCCCAACCAGCTCCACCACCACCACCTTGTGCAGTGATTAAAGAACCCATAGTAGTATTTCCACCAGAACTACCTCTATTGTCTCCACCTTGGCCTCCGCCGTTTTGTGCTCCACCTCCTCCAATTCCTATTGGATAAGTTGTTGCTGCTACAGTAACAAATGCGTTAGACATGTCGACCATACCTCCAGCACCACCGCCACCGCCGTGGTCTCCGCCACCGCCACCGCCGCCGCCTACAGCGACCATGTTAACAGCTTTACCGTAAGTTGAGTCTGTTCCTAATGCTGAAACAACAAAAGAACCACCAGAGTTGTATGTATGAATTTTAAAATCTCCAGAAGTAGATATAGATCCTCCTGTAGCTTCCATAAATGGAGGACCACTAGCACTTCCAAAACCAAAAGCAAATACTGATGCTCCTCCTCTAGTTCCTATTAAAGGCATTAAAGAATTTCCTCCTAAGCAAACTGTGTTTGCGCTGCAAACACTTTAAATGTTGCTGATCCAGTTT